TGATCACCCTCAATATGCTTCAAGTTCTGTTAGTGCTCAGATAAACTCTGTAAGTGCTTATGCTTCCGGCGTAAGTTCTATAGTAAGCTCTCATATTAATGATTCTAGTATTCACTTCACATCAGGATCTTTGAGTGGTGCTTATGTACTAACATCAGTTAATAATGCATTAAGCTCTCTTGTAACAAATATTCAAACGTCTTCAAACAATCTTTCAGGAGTTGTTGAAGCACATATTGGATCGGCTGTTCACTGGGATCTTGCAACTCTTAATACTAACTATATTAATGCATCGGGCGATTCAGCCAGTGCATTATTTTATTTTAGTTCCCTAAGTGCAACAACATTAAATTTTGCTTCTTCAAACTCTAATACAGTAACTTTCATATCGGGATTAGTTTTATCAACTCAAACTGCTCCTTTGATAAGGGTTGGAACTACAGCAGGCTCAGAATTTTTTAGACTAACTGCTAGATCAGATAACATTCACATAGGGTTCCAGTCTGGATTCTCTCAGGGAGCAGGAACCGGAAACACCTCATTAGGTTATAATGCAGCAATATCTAATGCAACTGGTGTTGGAAATACGGTTGTTGGTTATCAATCTAATGCTTATAACACTGCATCGTACAATACAGCATTAGGTGCTTCAGTTCTTGGTAGTAATACTTCTGGAACTTTTAACACTGGTGTAGGTGCTGAATCGTTATATTACACATCAGGTTCTAGAAATGTTGCAGTTGGTTATAGAGCAGGGTATGGATTTAGCGGTACAGGATCATTAACTCCAAACAATAATATAGTAATTGGTTTTTCGTCAAATGCTACGACAACGCCAATAACCTATTCAAATACTATTGTTATTGGAAGCGGAATAATTTCTACTGCCGATAACCAAACAATAATCGGACATCCACAAACCTCTTCAACAATACTAAGAGGTACAGTATCATCAACGTCCTTGATATCTACTTCAATATCAGGGACAAACATTTCAGGTGCGATAGTATCAGCTACGACAGTTTCTGCTGGTACATTGCATCTTGGTGGGTCTGATGGTTATTTAATAAATAATAATGGTAGTATAATAATAAGTGCTTTAAATGGTACAGTTCAATTCCCTCAAGGACTGCAATTAACTGGCACTATTTCAGGAGCAACGGTCTCAGCCACAACATATCAAAATCTTCCATCTGGGTCTCCAGTATGGAACGCTCTAAGCTTGTCAGGGTATAATATAGATTATTCTATTGCGCCTCCTTCTGAAGGAAATCTTCTTCTTTATACAGATTTTGGCGTTGGCGGTCTTCCTAAAGCTTGGAGACCAGTTCCCCCAGACATATACGGAAATATCGGATCTTACTTCAATGCAAACAGAATTCAATCTGTAAGTGCATCTCCCACAACTCCAACGTCAAATCAAATTTTAGTTTATAGCGGGGCTGCCACTGCGTGGGTTCCAAAAAATATTAGCGAAGGATCTACTGCTTCAGCTTTTGTATTTAATAATAATGGAGTTCTTAGTGCAACTAATGATGTATTTTGGGAGCCATCAACAAGAACCTTAACCACATATAAAATAAATAATTATAACGATATTTATTCTCCTTATTACAATGGTCCCTTTGGATCATTAAATGCGACAGGTTTACAAGCTAATCAAGTCAGTGCAACAACATATTTAAATCTTCCATCGGGTACTGCAATATGGAATGCTAACAAGCTACAAGGATATAATATAAGTTCCACTGCACCAAGAGCAACGTCTGGTCAAAATTTAATTTACGATGGTGGTGGATGGAAGCCAGGATATATTCTTTTCCTGTCTGCTGATGCTCCAAATAATACTATTGGGTCAGATGGGGATATTTACATTCAATCAGTTGCCCCAGCTTTAAGTGGTTTATCTGATATAAGTATAACAGCCACACCAACAAATCATCAGTCCCTAGTTTGGAGTAGCACAAAATGGGTTCCATCTTCTGTAGGTGGTGGGGGTGGCGGTGTAACTCCTTATGGTGGAATTGCAAATCCTCCTTATGAAATTCAATTTTATAAGAGTGGAAACTTAAGTTCTACAAGTGGATTTATATATCATCCAGATTTGTATGGAGGAAGAATAGTTGTTTCTTCTCCACTGGCTGGACTAAATGTTTATGGCGCACTTTATGCTAATTATTTAGAAGGTGGTAGTCTTACTATCTATGGAACCACTACTCAATATCTGGTTGTTGGTCCTGCTTCGTCACTAAGCTCTAATGCATTCTTAGCTCCAAGTATTAGTGCAACTACAATATCAGCTACAACTTATCTAAATCTTCCATCTGGAACTGCAACATGGAACGCTAATAAGATTCAGGGATACGATATCACATCTACTGTTCCTATAGCAAGTCAACATCTTGCTTTTGATGGAACAAAATGGGAACCAGAATGGACTAATATTTCATCTATATCATCTACTATTACTTTGGGAGCAGATTGTGCAGAAAAATTATTTGTAAGTTCACCGGGACCTTCTGTTACCATAACTCTTCCTGACCCTACCACTTGTAAAGGAAAAGAAATACAAATTACAAAAGCAGACACAAGTGGAATGCCAATAATTATATCTGGCACTACATTAAGATCCCCTGGAAATAGAGTTACGATGAGAATACCTAGGGATATGGTTCAAGTTGTTTCAGATGGATCCCAATGGTTTATAGAGCATAATCAATCTTCTTATGGTGGAAACCATGAAACTGGTTCTTATGATACTAAATTTGAAGACTTTATTTGGGGAAGCACTGAGTCTGGTGAAGTTGGAATATCTAATTGGAGCTTCACAAACGGGACTGTTGCAGCCATAAGTAATAACCAAGTTGATGGAACTGGAAGAGGAGTGATAAATAGATTAACAGCAGCTACTGCCGGTCAGGTAGCTTCATTATACCCAGGTAACGGCCCTACTGTTTTAGTAAACAATTTTAATGAAGTTTTAGATTTTAAAGCTAGAATTTGTGTTTCTGCTACTGCAAGCCAGACTGTAAGAGTAGGAATATTCTCAGATATAGGAGTAACAAATTTTGCTAACGGTATTTATTTTTCTGGCCTTTCAGGTGCAGGCCAAACATATAAAGCGGTCACAGTGACAGGAACAACTGTACAGACAACTACTGATACTGGAGTGACAGTAAATACTACTTCATTTAAAACACTAAGAATATTTCAAGTACTTGGTTCAAGAGTTGAATTTTATATTGATGATGCTCTTGTTGCTGTTCATACTACTAATATTCCTACAACAACAGGATGTACATTTGGAGTTCAAAATGTCTCAACTATCGCGACAGCTCAAACTGTAGTGTTAGATTTTATTTCAACCTCTATAGTGGATGAAACAATTAGATATTAGCATATAATAATGTAAAAATTAGTATGATATATGGCTAACGGTATAGAAATTTATTTAGAATAAAAAACTAAAACTTTATAGTATATGATTTGGGTAAAAATAAATGGAATATGGGTGCAATCAACACCTTTTGTTAAATCTGCGAATCAATGGATAAACTCAACTGTTTATTCAAAAAAAGATTTTAATTGGGTTGGTGCTAAGAATGTAGGGTTAGAGTTGTTTTTAAATCCAGATCCAATAAGCAATAGTTTAAAAAGTTCTAAATTTGCTGTGTCAGTCTATGACGGGCAATCTTATCTTGATGCTCACGTTTATTCAAGTATAAAGCAAGCTTGGGTCTCTACTGATGCAACAAGAAACCTTTGGGTAAGTGGATCTTACCCAATAATAAATTATTTAACATTTAGTATAAATAATTCAACAACTGCAAAAGTTTCTAAAATTGGAACGAGCGTTACATCAATAGATGTTGGCCCTTACAACAAAAACAAAAATTCAAATATACAAATATCAAATGGCGAAGCTTATATCCCAATAAACAAAAATGATAAACTTTGGGTTACAATAAATAACGAAGTTTCAAGTCCATTATTTATTTTTGCCGATGAACCATTCCCCACATATGCTCAAGCTACTGCAACATTCCCAACATATAATCATGTATTAATTCCAACAGGAATAAACTTTGTATCATCGTTGACAGCTACACTTCCTGTTACAATAAATTCTGCTGAAGGATATAGTAATAGACTACAAGTATCCTCAGACACATTAATTTACGTCCCAAGAGGAGCTTACCTAAAAGGTAATTTCAATATTAGTGGATGTAATAATGTAAAATTTATGGGACAAGGAATTGTATCATTAGAAAATTATGATTGGTGGAATGATTTTAAAGAAAAATCAGATTCTATTAAATCTCATGGAACAGTTTTTTATAGCACAAATGCTTCAACTCCTAACAGCTATTTGGATTGGAGATTGTCTGGAAATGGATGCTCTGGGTTAACTGTAATAAACACACCTTTTTATTTTAACGGAGAAGGTGCTCTTCAATCAGTAGAAAATATAAAGTTTATATCTCCTTGGAATTATAATACGGACGGACCAAGAATAGGCAATTTTTATTATCCAACAGAGGGGGCAAAATTATTAAACTCATTTATTTTTAATGCTGATGATTGTAGTTTACCAGCAGTTACACAAGCTTTTGGTAATGCTCTAGTCAGTGGATGTTATTTTAACAGCCACCATGGGGGCATATTTACAAATTACTTTGTAAACTTTAATTATACTGATTACTTCTATTCAGCAATTGATATAGATGTTAGAGCTTATGTTCCAAGTGAAAATGGTATAGGTGCAGTATTTAGATTATATTGTGATACAAGTCTAACGGCTTTACCAAATAGTAATTATCGTGGACCAACAAATTTAATTTTTTCAGGTATAAGGATTGAAAATGACATTGGAGTTCCAATGTTTAGAATTGGAAATATAGGTTATCCTTATGAAGGTGGTGCTGGCAATAGGTTAGGAATGTTATCAAGTATTACATTTACAGACATAACAGTTTCTAGTACAAACTCATTAGTATCCTCAAATATTATATCTGGTTTGAATTCAACAAATGAAGTTAAAGATGTTACGTTTAATAATGTAAAAATAAATAATGTATTTTTAACTGATTTGAATTACGATAATTACTTTGATTTGGTCGGATCAACAGACAAGGTAGCAGATAATATAGATTTTAATACAACTTAAAACTTAATTACTTAAAAATAAGTTTAAAAATTTAAGGTAAAACTATAGATAAAACCCATAAATATACATAGGAAGTATTTATATGAAATCAATTAGAAACACGACTTTACAAGGTTTTACGATACCTTTTAAAACGCCAGAAGGATTAAAAGAGGTTTTTGTTAGACCAAGAGTTACCATTGAGGTTCCTGATTCATATACAAGCACTGTCTTAGACAATCTAGTTAAAAGAAGAATGTTTAAACTTGCAATTCTTCCAGAAGTTACAACTTCTCCAGTTGTAAAATCAACCAAAAAGTAAAGAGTAAATCATGGCATTACCCACAAGCCCCTCAGTAGTTGTTCTTGAAAATGATCAATCAATCTACACTCCTAACGTCCAATCAAGCGTAGTAGGTATTGTCGGATTTGCTGATAAAGGTCCAACGAACAAGGCCACATTAATAACTAGCCAGAACCAGCTATTAAATGTCTTCGGAAAGCCAAGCTCAGATATCCCTGGGCAAGGACTTGAGGGTGCTTTAGAAATACTTGAGGCTACAAACCAAATTTATTTCGTAAGAGCCGTTCAGACCTTAGGAGCTAACGCTGCTGTTTATGCTTCAGCTAATGCGACTTTAGGATTCTGCCCTGCTGTTGCTGTGTCTTCAACTGCCACTCTAGCTGAAGTTGATGCTGCTACAATTTCTTACTCAATCACAGACAACTTTAGTGAAGTTCAGGTTACCGGAGAGGTTGCTCTAGCCAGTGCCACGGGCGATACAACCGTTAAGGATGTCTTGAGAAGACAGTTCTCATCAGAGAACGTAGGTGATGCTGGCATATTCGGATTCGATGATGGCACAGAGTTCTACCTTGCTGCCAGATATGCTGGAAAGAATGCCAGACTATTTGTTTCAAGCTCAGAATCAAAGATTACTTTCTCAGCTATAAATGCTTCAGGTTTGCCAGAGTCTACACCAACTCCCGGCTCAAGTATTACAGCTTCAGGTGGAACGGCTGAAGGAACAGGAGCAAGCTCACTGTACATCAGATTCTATTCAACCTACCCAGGGGATGGTTACAACCTAGTAACTCTAGCTGACGGAAGTATTCAAGGTATATCAGTAGAAGTTGATAGCAAGTCTGTCAGAGATGTTCTAACTGTTAATAACAATGGATCTCTGCAAGAAACTCTTTCTGTTAACCTCATCCCATCAAGCAATGCTTATATTGAAAGTCTGCTTGTAAACGATCCTGTAAACAACAAGTCCGAGTATGTTTACGCTGAAATTCAATATGGAGCTAACGGAGATGCCTTTACTCCAGAGAATAATTTTGCTGCTACAATAGATCAGACTGGGGCGGCCTTCACCTATAAGGGCGTTGCTCAAGCTTCTTCCACACCAAGATTCGTAAAGCTTGTCGAGGGCACTTACAATCTTGCCGGTGGAAAGAGCGGATACTCAACAACTGCTTCAATAGTTGATGACTGGGTTGCGACCGCTGGCGACACTTCAGCCGTGATTGGAAGCCCAACGAATAAGACAGGTATCTACGCTCTTGATGATGATGGTCTAAACATCTCAATAGCTACGGTTCCAGGGATTACAAATCAGCAAGTTCAGAATGCTCTTATAACGCTAGCCGAGACTTCAAAGAACTTTATAGCTGTTGTAGCTCCTCCATACGGTCTAGACAATGTTCAGGAAGCCGTTGAGTGGATGAACGGAAGAGGCACTAGAACAGCCGCTCTAAACAGTTCATATGCTGCTGCTTACTGGCCTTGGGTCCAAGTATTCAATTACTTCGCTGCCGCTGATGAGTGGTACGATCCAGCTATCTTTGCTGTAAGACAAATGGTTTATACTGATTCAGTAGCCGAGCCATGGTTTGCCCCAGCCGGTGTCAGAAGAGGTAGACTAACCAAGCCAACTAACACCGAGCTAGATCTAGGTCAGGGCGACAAGGATGCGCTCTACTCAAACAACATTAATCCAGTAACCAAGGAAGTTGGAACTGGAATTACAGTATTCGGTCAGAAGACAACTCAGAGAGCCCCAACTGCTCTTGATAGAGTAAACGTCAGAAGACTAATGATTTACATCAGAAAGGTTCTACTACAACTTGGAAAGCCATTCCAGTTTGAGCCAAACGATAAGCTAACTTGGGAAGATGTTGTTGATACAATCAACCCATTCATCAGCGATCTACTCGCTAGAAGAGCCATCGTTGAAGGTGCTGTAAAGTGCGATGCCACTACTAACACGCCTCTAAGAGTCGATAGAAACGAATTGTGGTGCTCAGTAACCATCAAGCCTACCAAGGCTGCTGAGACCGTAGTATTTGAAGTAAATCTAACAAATCAATCAGCTACAGTTAACGGATAATTATGTCAATCTATAAGGAACAATTCAGAAGATTTAAGCCGGGGGAGAGTCTTCCCAAGGTGTCTACAAGCTTAGACTCAATCAGAGCTTATCAGTTTGAAGTTCTTTTTAGAGGACTTCCAAGAAGAGAGCAAAACGTAAACGATCTAACCTTAGCGGCTAAACAAGTTAGCCCAATAGGTGGAACGATAGAAGATATTGTAGTTGACAGAGTTAACGATAAGGTATTCTATCCTGGAAAGTATACTCCAGACGAAGTAACGATTACCTTTGATAACTTACTTCTACAGAAGACTACTCCAGTACTATGGAGGTGGTTCACTGTCATCTACGATCCAATCACTGGAGATGCTTCTGTAAAGCCGCCAAACAGAGACACTTTTAAATGCAATCAAATGATCATAAGTGAGCTAGATGGAACTTCAACTCCAATAGCTAACATTAGTCTTTACGGTGTATTTCCAAAGAGCTTTAAGTTCTCAGAGAAGAACTATTCAACTAACGAGTTCAGCACGATAGAGGTTACATTTAGATTTGATTTTATGCAAACTGAACGCATACAATAAATCTAAATAGAAATTAGATTTCTATTAGCTTACCTGTTTAGTTGAATAGGTAAGCTAATTGTCTATAATAAGGTGTATGAAATACTTTGTCGAACTGCTTGAAAGTTATTCTAAGCTAAAGAAGCGCAAGTTAACCTTATTATCAGAGGCTTCTAAATTTGACCCAGCAGTAATTAGCAAAGCAGAACAATACATAGATGCTGCAAAGCAACAACCAGACGGTACAGAAATCCCTTTAAAAGAAGTGCCTGGACAGTCAATCTGGGTATCTCAGTCAGGTGAAAGCCAAGGCAAAGTAGTATGTAAAGGACTACCTGGGTATAAGCCAACTAATGCAATTAATATAGAGCCAGCTAGTAAAGCTAGACCGGGCCCTGCATTTCTTGCATTTGTTAAATTATTAAGTGGGGGGCAAGGAGCTTCTGCTGCTAATCAACCAGCCCCAGAAGCTCAAGGTGAAGCTCCTCCCACACAACCACAGGATCCAAATGCAGCCCCTGGTATGGTTTCAGGGATGATGCCTCCACCAACTGATGTCCCTTCTGCGGGTCGTATACTTGATCCAATGAAGCAAGGGGAAGTAATCAAGAACATAAGAGAGGCTAAAAAGAAAGCTCCAGGGCTATTCTCATTCTTACAAGGAACAAAGTTATTTGATAGTGCCGACTCCATGGCTTCTTACTTTGTTGGTGGAAGAGGTCAGTCACTAGAGAAGAAGCTATCAAATACAAGTAACATTCTAGTCCAAGAGCAATTAAATGCTGAAGGAAAGTTAGAGTATTCTATTCAAGGTCAGCAGCCTATTGAAGAAGATTATTTAATTGCTTACAGTGAAGCAATGAAAAAGTTCTTTGATATATTCCAAGCTGGCGATACCCCGATACAAGAAAGACTAAAGAACCCAGAGAATGTTAGATTTCTTACAAGCACGTTCGCAATAAATAACGACGAAGAAACAATAACAATATATCCAAAGGGTGATCAGGACAAGGGATTTGTAATCAAGGATACCTTCACGGATCTTAGAGGCAGTAAAGTTGGAGTCCTAAGAAAGGTTTTAAAAGAGATAGCTAAGAACTTTGAAGGCGACGTAGACTTTAAAAGAATAGATATCAAAGAAGAGATATCAAAAGGAATGGAAAACTATGTCAGAGGTGTTCTACTAGAACACTTTATGGCTATTGCAATTTATCAAAGAGAAGCAAACAACTCTACTAATCCACCCGAAGTTAGAAAATCATACGAGGCTCTTCTACAAAAATACAAAACAGATCAGACGTTCAATAAGAACTTAGCGGTGCTGAGTCAATTGAATGAGAACTGGATGGGAATGTTGGAACAGGCAACACTATCGGAGGATGAAGCCCCAGTAGCAATGGCACTTTCACAACTATTGAATGGTGGGCAGATGGCTAGAGTTGCTGTAGGTGTTAATAGATCGGTCATGATGATGGCACCTAAGATGATGATCCCTGCTGGATTAGATACTGGTCCTGGCAAGAAGAGAGACATGATCATGGTGTTCGATCCAAAGAATCCAAGAGCACCAAAAGAATCTGTACTAGTTCAGGTC